TGCAACCGAAGTCTTAACAGATGCAACTGCAATCGCTCGCTCAAACGCTGCCTTTGATGATATCATTGATATTATGCAAAACGGTAACGCAAGCTCGGATCCAATTGATTTTGGTGTACAAGCAACCGAGCTTGACGCGTATCACGCAAGAGTTTCGTTACAAACAAATAAACAGTTTATCCAAGAAGAAGTTATTGGTTGGCTTGCAACAAACTACCCCGGATTTGTTTACGCATACGATGCTTGTAAGCGTGACTTAGGAGTATTCATTGATACTGTATCATACGATATTCAACACGGTGGTAATGCAGCCACAGTAAATAACACAAGACTGTATTTTGAAAACGCATTACCAGTTTTAGCCGATGATGAAATCGTTCCAACTTCAGAAGCATATAACTTTATTGCCAATTTGGTAGGTCAAGTTATTCGTGGTGAAAATGTTATTGAACTAACATCTAACACGGCCCAAGTATTAACAGCTGAAGCAGCCTATACACCAACTGACGCAACATACGATCCTGTAACTGGAATTATGGAAGTCACAATTGGTTCCCACACATTTGCTGAAGGTGAAAGACTTTCAATCGACCCAGCAGGAATTACATTTAGCTGCGCATTTAATGGTGGCGGTAACGACTCGCATCCAAATGCAAATGATCCAAATTATAAAGGAACATTTATCGTAACTGCAAATACTGCAACTACTGTAACAGTGAATGCAGGTACGGCAGGAACAAATACAGATGCACATACATTCGTAAGCGCAACAGCTGATGCGGTAAGAGCTGCAAATATGCCTGAAGCTTATACACCAACTGATGTATTCTACGATCATATAACAGGTCGTATGACTATGACACTTGGAAATAGACATAGGTTTGCTGCCGGCGATTGGTTGATCTTTGACGAAGGCGCAATTACATTGTCTTGTAAAGATGCAAACGGTATTACGTTCAACCTAGCACATCCAAGACCAACAGACCCAGTATGGAATACACCTGTATATATTGATGAGGTCACAGCAGATACAGTAACTTTAAATGTTGGAGCTGCAGGCGTTGATAAAGTACATACATTCGTAAGTGCAACTACAAACGGTGTTAGAAGATCTATTCAACCTGCTGTGGCAAACAGAGCAGTTAAAATATTTGAAGATATTGGTCAAACATTACGCAATAATGACGGCGAAATGGTTGCTGTTACTGAAGCAATATTTACACTGCCTGCAGCATACGGTATTGCATTGATTGCCGATGCTGATAAGGTTTGGGGAAATAAAGCAAAATATCAAACTGAAATTATTGACCACATTACCGAAGCATATAACGGCCTTGGTTACGATGTATCTAAATGTCCACGTGACGCAGGATATATAGTTGACGCGGTTGCAGAAGATATGGAATATGGCGGAAACGCTGCAACAGCATGGGCTGCTGCTTACTATTTTGAGAACGCAATCAACGTCTTACCTCTGTATCAAAGAGCTCCAACTAAGGCTGCGTTTGAACATCTAGCAAACGTTGTAGAAGACATTATCCAAGAAACTGCAGTAACACCAACAGCTGGAAACGTGACGGTACAAAACACCTCAGGGACTGCTGCTAGTGCTTCTACTGCGTTAACTGCTAAGAACCTTGTAAATGTTATCTCTTCAATCTCTGATGATAATTCACCAGTCAATGTTCCTGCTGTAACCGGTGCTCCATTAATGGAACCAAGCAGAACATTTGCAAGAAAAGCATTGCAGAAAAACCGCGAGTTTATTCAAGAAGAAGTTATTAACTTTATTGACGAGCAGTTCTTTACAATCAACGAAGGCAAGTGTGCAAGAGATGTTGGATTTATTATCGACGCAGTTAAGAGAGATGTTCAGACAGGTTCTGACTATAACTCTAAGTACAACGGTAAAGCTTATCGTGTAGGTAACCCACTTGCAGAAAAAGTAATTGAAGAACAACTCGCAGAAACTATTGAGTCACTGAAATTCGCACAACGTGATATTGAAGCTCAATTAACAGGTACAGCATTGTCTCGTACTACTGCAGCGTTTAACAATGTTTATGATGCAATGACTAATGATTATACAGCAGATGGAACCAATTACGAATATGGTGACTCTTGGTATACATTAGGTTCAGTATCTACCGAGCAAGGTATGCAGTTTAATAGAACCTTCCTTCAAGAAGAAGCAATTGCATGGATCACACAAGAATATCCATCTTTAGTATACGATCAAGCAAAATGTCGTAGAGACACTGGGTTTATCGTTGACGCGTTGACTTGGGACTTGATGAACGGAAGTAACACTGCAACTCGTAACGTGGCGAAACTATATTTTGAAAACGGTGTACAAGTTGGCCTACCTGCTTCTCAAAGAGCTGAAGCCGCGGCATGGTACACTCAGTTAGCAACATTAGTTGAAGCAATCCTTCTCAAACAATCTGTAACACCAACAGGTGGTAACTTAGAAAATGTTTCACAATCGTTTGGAACAGTTACTGCGGCGGTTGCACAAGAAGCACAAGACTTAGTTACAATTATTGCTCGCGCAGTTGCAGAAAATACTTTAATCAATATGCCAGATGAAGTTGAGCCACGCGGTTTAACAGGAGCAGGCGCAGCAGGTTACATTGTTGATGTAGCAATCTTTGATACTCGCAAGCCAATTATTCAAGCTGGTGTTGTCAACTACCTCAAAGAAAACTTCAACTATCTTCAGTACGATCAAGACAAATGTCGCCGAGATACTGGATTTATTGTTGATGGTATTGCTCATGATATTCAGTACGGTGGTAACTCAGCTACGGTTGGTAACGCAGGTTTGTATTTTGCTAACGCTGTATCAATCTTGCCAATGAAACAAAGAGATGCAACTAAACTCGCGTTTGAACATATGGCTGAAGTAGTTAGAAGAGTTGTTAGAAACGAAGAAGTTGATATTAAAACCGGTGAGGAATTTACTCCAACTGACGTTGTTTACGACGGAGTTGCTGGTACAATGGTAATTACTCTTGGTGCAGGTCATGATCTTAAGGTTAATGATTATATCTTGTTTGCACCAGAAAGCATTGTATTAGATTGTGGTTCTTCGGTTCAAATCTCTCATCCACGAGTTCAAGATCCTGCATATCAAACTCCTTGGAAAATTTCTGCAAGAACAGCAACAACTATTACACTGTCTGACCTAAAAGCTAATTATGCTGGAGCTCATACATTTGTAAGTGCATCACTCAATGCAATTGCTAAAGTTATCGGTAATACTGAAACTCAATGGAAATCGTATACACCTGCAAGAAGATCTATTGCAAATGAAGCAAAAGCACTCGCAACAATCATTGCAGATATTTCAGATGATGCAACACCAGTTAACTTGCCGCAAATGATCCAACCAAAAATGGATTGGGTACCTGCAAGATTGGTTGCAGAAAAAGAACTAATTGAGAACAACACCGTTGAATTGTCTACCGATATGATTAACTATATCTCAAAAACATATAACGGTATCAGTTATTCTAAGGAAAAATGTCGTAGAGATGTTGGAGGTCTTGTTGATGCAATTTCACACGATGTTCAATATGCAACCAACTATGCAACAATAAGAGCATCAGAACTATACTTCGTAAACGGTCTGAGCATCTTACCATTTGACCAAAGACAACAAACCGCAGACTTCTACGCTGAAATGGGATTGTTGGTACAAGGTATCGCAACTGCAAATACAGCTACCGTTCCAGGAATGGCAACTCCAGTCGCAGGTGGCACCGCGGTTGAAGGTGAATGGGCTCAAGATATGATTACTCATATTGAAGAAGTAATTCGCCGTGATACTTTAGATGCAATGCCTGAACTTATTGAACCTGATACATCTTGGGTTGATAACAGTTTGACTTGGGCAGCTGATTTGATTGAAGAAAATCTTGATGAATTAGCTGACGACGTTACAACTTGGATCAATACAAATTACGATGTTCTTGATTACGATAAAGCAAAATGTTATAGAGATGGTAATTATTTGCTTGATGCAATTAGCCACGATCTCAACTACGGCGGTAACCTTGCATCGAGATGGAATGCTGATTTCTATTATTGGAATAACACAGCAAGACTTCCTGAGTCGCAAAGATTGCCAACAGCATCAGCATACAAACAATTGGCTGAAATCTGTAGACAAGTTGTTCTAGGAGATTACCCAGGACAGATTATCAAAGGCGATGTTTCAACTGTTGAAGAATCAAAACATGCATACGAATTAGGTTTAATATTCTTTAACATCTTGTTTGAAGACGGACCTAAGAGAGGACTACCACCTCTTGAATATCCTGACTTTGAATATGCAGATGAGGATACGTATTCGTTTGCAAGACGTATTCTGATTAATCGTAGAAAGAAACTGCAGTATTCAGTTCAAGGATTTATTGGAAAAGAATATAAGTTCTATGATATTAATCTTACACGCCGTGATGCAGGTAACTTGCTCACATCCTTGAAACAAGATTTTGAATATGTAAGTAACACAATTAATCCATCTACACAGGTGTTAACAACAGTGAAAGGTTCACAACAATCAGTAAGAACATTTGCTGCATCCCTCTTTGATGGAAATGCAATGCATGTGTTCCCTGTATTTAATCCAACATCTGGAAGACGTGGCCTAACTTTCATAAATACAGTTCAGAATACTGGAGATTTACCTGCGACTGATAAGATAAATAATGCGTATATAGTATCAGCTGGCAATTACGCTGCTGGCAACCGGTACGATGGAGATATATATTATTGGGACGGAACGGTATGGGTAAACGACGGAGCAAACAACGTGGATCTATTATATAGCTTCTATAAAGCGTGGGAAAGAATGAATACATACATTAAAACTAACCTATCGCCGAATACAGCTACAAACACAATGCTGGATGGATTGTTTAATGATTGCTTAATTGCAACAACATTAAGACCAGCAAACTTAACGTTTGGATCTCTCGTTGAATCAATTGCGCACCAGTTTAACGGTGCATCAGCCGGTGTTAACAGAACAGCATTACCGCTGAACTTTAGAAACCTTGGCGCTGCAATTTCAGCATCAGCCTCGGTTATATCTGAAGACGGTGGCAGAACTCGTTGGTCAGGTGCCGACGAATTGAACAACCAATACTTCGCAAGAGGATTGAGGATCAACGGTAGAACAGGTCGTATTGAAGGCCGTCCGTTTACATCATCAGTAAGAAAACTTGCAAGAAGAGCATCACAAAGTAGGGCAAGCATCTAATGGCATATACAACAATTACAACATCACAGGCGCCCGACGCAAAACCGGTCGCTTCCAATTTAGAAGTAACTACAAACTGGCAAATCATCATTGAAGTACCAGATTATGAAGTTCCAGAACTTGTATTTGGTGGATCTACTACAGTTGAAACCGGGGTAGGCGAAGTCATTTCTCCTTTAATGTTGTGTAACTACACAGCTAATACGGTTTATGTGGATTTACAATCATTTAGATATGTAACAGGAGATTATTTTTATATCTTAAGAAACTTTCCTGTACCTGGGTTTGACACTGTTCCAATTCCAATCAATGGTCAATTTTACAAATCAGGCGATCGTTTAGAAGTTAAGTGTGATACAAACTTAGCTGTACACTCTACGCTGTCCTTTACATTAGGTCAAGCGGAGGAGGATGACGTATAATGGCTTTTAATTCTCTCGCAGGCGGAAAAATAATAGGACAGGGTCGGCCTTTACCCACTCCTATTGCCTTAGATCCAGCACCGTTTAAAGGTGCATTAGTTTATGGTGATGATGGTATTGTTTATGTTTCAAACGGTACAGCGTGGGTTGACGTTGGATCCGGTGCTCAAGGCACAATCGGTATTCAAGGCAACGACGGTATCCAAGGGATCCAAGGTACATATGGTCCAGGTTTTACAATCCTAGGATCAGTTCCTGACGTTGATGCGGGAGGAGATCCACAAGCAACACTTACTGCTGCGTTTTCATCGCCAAATATTGGCGAAGGCGTTATTGATGAAGCAGATGATGAACTTTGGATTTGGGATGGCACAAACTGGGTTAACATTGGTACGTTCCGCGGTGTTCAAGGTATTCAAGGTAGTATAGGCCCACAAGGCGCACAAGGTACAATCGGTGAAGAAGGTATTCAAGGTTCACGCGGTGATAGAGGTACGCAAGGCGTTCAGGGATTGCAAGGTACACAAGGTATCCAAGGATTTAGAGGTTTCCAAGGTACGCAAGGTATTCAAGGTATTCAAGGCCCACAAGCATTCCAAGGTGTACAAGGTATTCAAGGTTTTTATGGTTTCCAAGGTGTTCAAGGTCCACAAGCATTTCAAGGTGTACAAGGTATTCAAGGTTTTGTAGGTATTCAAGGCGACACCGGTGATTTTGGTGGATTGACTTTTGATTACACATATGATACTACAACAACAGATGCAGACCCAGGAACTGGTATTATCAGATTTAATAATGTTGCACTGAACGGTGTTTCATTGGAAATGTATATCGACGACGAAGATGATGCAGCCGTTAATGTTATGGATGCTCTCTTAGGAGAATATGCAGGAATAGGCGGAGCCGTTAAAGGTTACTTTAAAGTTATAAACGGCGCTGACGTTACTAAATATACTACTTATCGTATTGACTCAATCACGGATGCCACCGGGTATTGGAGATTGGGCATTACATATTTGTTTGGCGAAACAAGCTACGCAAATGGAGCTGACTTACGAATAACATTTACTCGTAACGGTGACCAAGGCGTTCAAGGTATTCAAGGTCCACAAGCATTCCAAGGTGTACAAGGTATGCAAGGTCCTCAGGCCTTTCAGGGTATCCAAGGTATTCAAGGATTTACTGGATCGCAAGGAGCTCAAGGTATTCAAGGATTTATCGGTATTGATGGCGGTTTCTCGTTTGACTTTAGCTTTAATGCTTCAACAACACCAAGCACGGATCCTGGAGTTAACAGTTGGAAAATTAACAACTCCAACCCAACAACCGCAACAGTATTAACGATTGATGATATTCCTTTAGATCAGTTTACAACACAAATTGACGCATTTTATGATTTCATTGACGGCCAGGCTGCAACTCCTAAAGGCTATTTGGTAATTAAAAATAGACCTACAGGTGCTAGCGGTATCGGTGGCCACCATTTTGTAATGTATGAAATTACAGATTGGACATGGGATAGTGGCGCTAAAAACTGGGGTTACTTCAACGTAGTTTATATTGACGGTAACGTTACTGATTGGCAAACTGTTGCATCAACTCACGGAACAAAAACACATATTTCATTCGTACCAGCTGGACCAATTGGGGTTCAAGGCATTCAAGGTATCCAAGGTGACTTTGGTCCTCAAGGTGTTCAAGGATTTATAGGTGAAACTGGTGTACAAGGTTTCACTGGTATCCAAGGTGACTTTGGTCCTCAAGGTATTCAAGGTGAAAGAGGCGACACTGGATTTCAAGGCGCACAGGGCATTCAAGGTCTACAAGGTGTTCAAGGACCGCAAGGTATTCAAGGAGTACAAGGCGTCCAAGGTACGCAAGGTGTTCAAGGTATTCAAGGTTACACCGGTGTTTCTGGCGGGATTACATTTACTTATAATTATAACACAAGTTCAAATATCGCTACAGACCCAGGTTCGCAAATATTCAGATTAAATAATAACACATATGCAAATGTAACTGAAATCTTTGTTGATGCTGAAGCAGGGCCAGGACCAGTTGACTTATCAACTCTTTATAACAGTTATGATGCGGTCACAGGACCTTATAAAGCAGTTCTTAGAATTGTAGATCCTGCAAATACTGAACAATTCTTACTTTATAAAGTTAAAGATATTACTGACAACACAGGTTGGTTTACGTTATCGGTTGAATACGTTACTCACAACGGAATGGTATATTCTGATGGTGATGCTACACTGTGGACATTCAGCGAAGTTGGTGCTCAAGGTGTTCAGGGACCACAGGCGTTCCAAGGGGTGCAAGGTATCCAAGGCGAAATCTTACAAGGTGTACAAGGTTTCACTGGTGACACAGGTGGTCAAGGTGTTCAAGGTATCCAAGGTGACTTTGGTCCGGCAGGTGAATTTGGTGGTATGACATTCTCTTATGAGTTTGATACCGATAATACTGCAACTGACTTTACAGGATTTGGTAAAGTTAAATTTAATAATAGTAATTTGGCACTTGCAACGGTTATGTATATTGATGACCGTGATATTAACTTTGTTGATATTCAGCCATTCTTAAGATCTGTTGATGAACCAACGTCAGCAGTAAAAGGCTTTGTTAGAGTTATTGATGCGTTTACAACTTCTGATTATGCCGGGTTTGAAATCACAGATGTTACAGAGGCAGGCGGATATTTCCAAATTGATGTTTCATTCTCAGTTGCATCTCAAACTTCTTGGAACGCTGCAGAGCCAGTTAAAATTACGTTTGCAAGAACTGGTGATGCAGGTACAGATGGCGCACAAGGTGTCCAAGGTATACAAGGTTTTGATGGTACAGGCGGCTCACAAGGTACAACAGGTGCCCAAGGGATAACTGGTTTTGGTTTCCAAGGTATACAAGGTATTCAAGGTGACGCTGGTAACGACGGATTTGGATTTACTGGTACACAAGGTACACAGGGCATTCAAGGTATCCAAGGCTTTAGCGGTACTGACGGTGACGATGGCGAGGCTGGTCTCCAAGGTGTCCAAGGTATTCAAGGTTTTGAAGGTACAGATGGCGCACAAGGTGTCCAAGGTATACAAGGTTTTAGTGGAGACGATGGCTTTGGAGGAGTTGGTGTTCAAGGTAACCAAGGTATCCAAGGTATTCAAGGCGAAGTTGGTCAAGGCGTCCAAGGTATTCAAGGCTCATTAGGTTTTGGTTCACAAGGTGTTCAAGGTATCCAAGGTTTCACTGGTTCTCAAGGTATTGCCGCAGAAGAAGGTGGTGCAGGTGCACAAGGTTTCACTGGTGGGCAAGGTACTCAAGGTTTCCAAGGTGTAGGTATCCAAGGTATTCAAGGTATCCAAGGTGAAAGCGGCGACGCAATCCAAGGTGTTCAGGGTAACCAAGGCTTTACTGGTTCTGGGTCGTCAGGTATACAAGGTAACGACGGTATTCAAGGACCACAGGGTCTTGACGGTGATCTCGGAAACGAAGGTCCACAAGGTATTCAAGGCTTTATAGGTGTCCAAGGTATACAAGGTATTGATGGTACAGGAAATGTTGGCCCACAAGGTATTCAGGGAATGCAAGGACCACAAGGTATCCAAGGTTTCTCAGGTCTTGTAGGTGGAGCTGGTCCACAAGGTATTCAAGGGGATCAGGGTGTACAAGGTTTCACTGGTGCAAACGGTACTGGTGCTAATGGTGTTCAAGGTGTTCAAGGTATTCAAGGCGACTTTGGTCCTCAAGGTATTCAGGGTATTATAGGAACTGGTGATGCTGGTATCCAAGGTTCGCAAGGTATTCAAGGTTTCACTGGTAACGAAGGACCTCAAGGTGTTCAAGGTTTACAAGGTACAGCTGAAGCTTCTGAAATAATTACAAATAATGTTCACACTGCTGATGTATCATTACAGAACGCAGCTATTTTCCCTGCAATGGTTGAAGGTGGCGGTGGTGCAGAAGCGCCATACACAACAGCTGGTATCAACCCAGGTGGTGAATCAAACTTCTATTACATTAGTTCCGAAGATAAACTATATGTTGAAAACCTTCAAGTTGAAGGTAATATTCAGCTGACAGGTACATTGAATGGTGGTTCAGGCGATTTCTTACAAGCTGATACTGCTGATACAAAATCATCCGGAGACCTAACGTTTAGCAGTAACGTAGGCGCAGTCTTTGGGCCAGTAAATACTTCTAAAGTTTATTATAAATCGTCTGACGCAAAAATGCACATCGAGCAAAAGGCAAGTGTTAACGGTTTAGTAATAACGGAAAATGATGGCGGAACTATAACAACTAACTTTGAGTTAACAAATAGTAATGGTAACTTGACTGTCAGAGGAAACGTAAATTCAACATCTGATGCAAGAACTAAGGAAAATGTTATAACTGTCGATAATGCTCTCGATAAAGTAACAAAACTAAGAGGTGTTTATTTTGATAAAATAGACAACCCAGGAACAAGGTACTTAGGTGTTATTGCACAAGAAGTACAAGAAGTCATTCCTGAGGTTGTTTTAGACAATGGTCCGGACACTATGTTAAGTGTTTCATACGGAAACTTGGCAGGCCTCTTTATTGAAGCGTTAAAAGAATTGAAGAAAGAAGTCGACGAAATCAAAGGACTTTAATCTTGAATAATCTTTTACTAAAATAAATGAGGGGGCCTAGTGTCCCCTTATCTATTTTCCCCATCTTAGTTTTATAAATAAAGAAAAAAGAGAATGAAAAAATGTCCACAAAAGTTAATCTATATGCAGATCAAGGAACGGATTTTCGTACCACTATCGAACTCTTTGATGGTGATAACGATGAATTAGGTATCAGCACATATACATTCTTTTCAGATATAAGAAAAGTATACTCTGAAACCAAAAAGGCGTCCTTTGATATAGAGACAGCAAATAATGATGTTACATTGGTATTAACGGCAAATACCACTTCAAACTTAACTCCAGGCAAATACCAATATGATGTGTTAATGCGAAAACAGTCAGGAGAACTATCGAAAATAGTTGACGGATTAATTTATATCCTTCCAACTATGACGGAGGTATCATGACCATTAAAGTTAAAGTCGGACAGCCATCCGTAAGACAAAATTTAAAAATAATTGCACGCGGTGAAAAGAAACCGGTCATCGTACCGGACTCAGTTACACTGGGTGTTGATACTGTTGGAAATTACATTGCTCAGCTGTATGCAGGCGATGGGATTATCGTTTCAAACAATAACATAGAAACCGCAAATGTTACTATCACTCATGGTGATACTGCAAACGGTGCAACAAGTTTAATTAATCCAGAATTAGGATTTGTAAGGTCAACTGAAATAGATCAGTTTGGACACGTTATTGGATTAACGAGTACAACATTTAATTCTGCTGATTTTGCAGCGGCGAATAATGAACTATCATTAGCCGACAATTTAAATATAGATGTTGACTCAATTGTTGGTACAAGTAATACTGTAAACTTTCCAGGACAAATACTTAGCGGTGTTGAAAACCCAGTCGCAAATAACGATGTTGTAAACAAAGCATTCTTGCTTCAAGAACTTGACTCTCTTGAAACAACAATTAAAGTATTTGACGATCCTATACTTCCAACTGACGCAGCAAACAAAAGATACGTTGATGGTATTGCACAAGGCATTGTTGTAAGACCTTCAGCAATTGCGGCTACAACTGCAGATCTTGGCGGGTCTTATTCTGCATCAGGAAACTCCTCAATTGGAGATACTCTTACTTTATCCCCAACTGCTACTCTTAACATTGATGACGTCATAACTTGGAGTCTTGGCGATAACATAGTTGTTAAAGATCAGACAGATGCTAAACAAAACGGCAGTTATGATATTATTCAAGTTGGTGATGCAAGTACTGATTGGATTTTAAGAAGAGCACAATGGCAATACGCATCTGATGATTTGCCAGGATCCTTTGAGTTTGTTACTGACGGTACAGTAAACGGTCAAACAAGCTGGGTTATAACTGTTGCTGATGCAGAAAGTTTTGCAGTTAATGTTGACGATATTACTTGGACTCAATTTTCAGGTGTAGGAACATTTACAGCTGGCACAGGGTTAACTTTAAACGGTACTGAGTTTGTAGTCAATGAATCTCAAATTATTGAAACTATCAATACACCAAATCAATCATTCTTAATAAACGGTAGTGGTGCTATAAAAATACCAGCTGGTGAAACAGCGGATCGTCCAGCACCAGCATCAGGTATGCTTCGTTTCAATACAACGGATGGCAGATTTGAAGCGTATGATGGATCACAATGGGCAGGTCTTGCTGGTTCAGTTATTGACGTTGACCAAGATACAAAAATCATTGCTGAAAGTAGTGCAGGTACTGATAACGACCAACTTCAATTCTACACAGCTGGAAACCTATCAGCTCAAATTGATAACGATAGTACGTTTAAAGTTTATAATAGATTTGTACTGCCAACTGGAAATACCGCTGTAAGATTTTCCCCGTCCATCCAAGGTTCAATTAGATTTAACACAGAAGATTTAATCTTTGAAGGTTATGACGGAACAGCTTGGGCTGGTTTAGGCGGAGTAGTTGACGGCGATCAAGATACAAAGATCACAGCTGAAAGTAGTCCTGGATCCGACGAAGATCAATTACAATTCTTTACGAATGGAACTTTAGCTGCTAAGATTGACAATGCAAACAACGCATTCTTTTATGGCGATGTTGATATTACAGGCAATCTTACACTTGGCGGAAACATTACAATCGGGGATCAGCAAACTGACTCTATTGAAGTTATTGCAGATTTTACGAGTAATCTTGTACCAAACGAAGACTCAACATACAACCTAGGTTCATCAGTTAACAATTGGTATCAGTTGTGGATTGATGAAATTAAAAATAAAGATAATATAGTTAAAATCGCTTCAACTGGGTCTTTGATATTACCAGTAGGTGCAACAGGAGATCGCCCAACAGCAGCTACAGGTATGATTCGTTATAACACTTCTACTTCACAGTTTGAAGGTTATGATGGAAATGCGTGGGCAGGCCTAGGTGGTATTATTGATGGCGACCAAGATACTCTTATTAAAGCTGAGTCTTCTGCAGGTGCTGATAACGATGAATTAGAATTTATTACAGGCGGTACAAGCCAATTAAAAATTGGTACTCAAATTGTTGCTAATTCTACAATTACATCAACCGGTGATTTAATACTTGATGCACCAGCTAATAGCCATA